CAATACGTTCCTTCGTGGTACCCAGAGACTTGCGGTGCGGCGTGGAGACGATTGGTTCATTCATCCTTCATTCAATCTGCATTTGGTGTGGACGTATCGGTCCTCATCCTCAGAGCCCAATTTCCAAAATCAACCGGTGCGAGACAAGCGACAAGCAAAACTGATACGCCGGGCGTACATCCCTCGTGATGGTCACGTGTTGGTCGAAACGGATTTTTCGTCGATGGAGTTCCGCGGCTGCGCCAGCTTCTGGAAAGATTCCGCGATGGTCGCATACGCTTCTGACCCGAAGCTAGACATCCACCGCGACATGGCTGGCGAATGCTTTCTGTTGCCCGTGGACAACGTCAGCAAAGACTGCCGGGCCTTTGCCAAAAACCAATTCGTGTTCCCAGAGTTGTATGGCAGCTACTACGTCAGCATGGCTGCTGGGTTGTGGACTTCCATATCGCGGGCTGGGCTCAAGACGAAAGACGGTGTCGGCATCTACGAGCATCTCCGCACGAAGGGGATACGCACGGCGAAAGAGTTTGAGGGGCACATCAAGCGAGTTGAGCAGAAGTTCAATGAGCGGTTTGCTCACTGGTCTCGTGCGAAAGATCGTTGGTGGCAAAAGTACCTGGAGCGGGGCTGGTTTCCGCTGGCGACCGGTTTCGTATGCCCCGGCATCTTCAGCTACAACAACCTGATGAATACGCCCATTCAGGGCCCATCGTTTCACTGCCTGCTGTGGTCAGTGATCCAGGTCAACGCATGGCTCAAGAAAAACAAGATGCGGTCGAAGATCGTGGGGCAGATCCACGATTCAATTCTTGCGGATGTGTACGAACCAGAGCTTCAGGACTATCTCAACTACGTTCGGGAGGTGATGACGGTCAAGGTGCGAGAGCATTGGGACTGGATCATCACGCCGCTTGATGTCGAGGTGGATGTTTCCGACCGGAGTTGGTTTGACAAGTCGCCGTGGAAGGAAGAGAACGGTCTGTGGGTTTCGGCATAAGGAGTGATGATGGCTGACACTGAACTGTATCGACGGTATCGACCCACGTCCTTCAAGGATGTGGTGGGCCAGGCGTCGGCGGTTAGCACGTTGTCGGACATGGGAAAGCGGGGCGCGATACCGCACGTGATCCTGTTGACAGGTCCGTCGGGTACTGGCAAAACGACGATTGCCCGCATCCTGCGTGTCAAGCTGAAGTGCTCTGATATCGATTTTCAGGAGATCAATGCAGCGGACTTCAGAGGCATCGATACGATTCGGACGATCCGACAGCAAATGGGCGCGGCGCCGCTCATGGGCCAGTCTCGTGTGTGGTTGATTGATGAGTGTCAGGCGCTCACTGCTGATAGTCAGGGGGCATTGCTGAAGATTCTTGAGGACACCCCAGCGCACGTCTATTTCATTCTGGCGACGACTGATCCCCAGAAGCTGAAGAAAACGATCATCACACGATGCACCGAGATCAGATGCCAGGAGATATCAACAGCAGAGCTTGCGAAGCTGGTCACGACTGTGGCTACGGCTGAGGGAGTAACGCTGCCGAGTTCTGTGGTCTCCCGGCTGTCTGAAGTTGCTGATGGATCGGCCCGGAAGGCGCTGGTCTTGCTGCACGCTGTCATCGGCCTCACGGAGGAGGCTGAGCAGCTGGCGGCGATCGAGAAGGGCGACGTAAAAAGCCAAGCTATCGAGATTGCGAGAGCGCTGCTGAATCCCAATACGCGGTGGCCGAAGATGCGTGAAATCTTGAAAGGGGTCTCCGATGAACCCGAGACGATTCGGCATCTGATTCTCAGCTATTGCACCACCGTGTTGCTGAACGGCGACAACGCGAGAGCGGCTTTGATCCTGGAAGAATGTCGTGATCCGTATTACGACACCAAGAGGGCTGGTCTTGTGCTGAGTTGTTGGAACATCATCAAGGGCTTCATCAAGGGCTAAAAGACGATGCCGAAGGATCTTGATCTGTCGATCGACAAAACCGACCTCGCTACGGAGTGGGTCAATCAGCCGACCCTGTACTTCGAATGGGCGAAGTATGCGGCCGACTGCCAAGCTGATCTGGATCGTGCCAAGAGCCGCCTGGAGCTTGCCAAAGCAGAGGTCGAGCAAAGCATCCGTGACGCTCCCGGCGACTACGGAATTGCCAAGGCCACCGAGAAGTCCGTAGAGGCGGCGGTGTTGACGCAACCTGTGTATCGGGCGGCGGTGAGAGCCGTAAACACGGCAAAGCATGACCTCGCGGTGGCCAACGCAGCCGTACAGGCACTGGAGCACCGCAAGCGATCCTTGACGCTGCTCGTTGAACTTTGGATTCGCGAGTATTACACAGCAGACGCATCGCCACGACCACGTAGCCCCGAGGCCGCCCAGTTCGATAAGAACGCGGTACGGGGCAGGGGTCGTCGCCGCGTGGAAACCAAGCGGGAACGCGCGGGCGAAGAGGACACTGACGATGAATGAGGTGATGATTCAGATTCGGTACGCTGTCGGATTCATCAGTTTGTTCTTTCTGTCGGCGTTTGTTGTGTACGTGTTGATGAAGGTGGGCACGTTTGGTGTGCTCATGGGCCACAAGAAGTTTCTGGAATACCAGATCAGAAAGGAAGACGAAGAGCATGGCAAGTCGTGATCGACGAGAGAAGCGGGTGTCGACTGCACGGCGACGCGCTGAGCAGCATGTCGCCGGATTCGAGACCACTACCCTGAAAGTCCCGGATGGGCTGGGGTTCTATGATTTGTCGCCGGGCATTCACCGGCTGAGCATCATTCCGTTCAAGGCGGGTAAGGGCAACCCTTTCGCTGATCCGGGTGTGCTGCACTACGAGCGGACGTTCTACATCTACCGAAAGATCGGGATCGAAGAGAACAGCTACGTCTGTCCTTCGAAGACTTTCGGCAAGCCTGACCCGATCCAAGAGATCCGGCAGAAGATGGCGAAGGACCCGAAGGCTGATCCGGAAGAGGTCAAGGCGCTCAATCCGAAAGAGCGTCAGATTTTCTTGGTGTACGGTGGCAAGCGGAACGAAGAGGTGAAGCTGGCTCTCTTGGAGAACAGCTACCACACGTTTGGCAAGCTCCTCGACAGCCGAATCAAGAACAGCGATGAGGACCTGGGTTGGGATCTTTTCTACTTCCCTGACGAAGACGGGCTGACGCTCGAACTGACGGTGGAGGAAGACGGGAGTGGTGCCTACAAGTTCAACAAGGTCACCGCGATCGACTTCCTGCCACGCAAGAAGGCGCTTCCGGATGAAGTGGTCAATCACGGTTACTGCCTGGATGACTTCCTTGTCGAGGTGGGGTACGACCACCTGAAGAACATCTATATGGGTGTTCATAATGATGAGGAAGAGGGCGATGACGACGAGCCACCTGCTCGCTCGAAGACAAAAGCGAAAGCGAAACCTGCGGATGACGACGATGATGACGCCCCGCCGGTGAGATCAAAGCGAAAGGCAAAGCCCGCCGACGATGAGTGGGGTGACGATGACGATGACGACGCACCCCCGGCTCGATCGAAAACGAAGGCCAAGGCGAAGCCAGCAGTCGATGATGACGATGATGATGACGATGCTCCTCCTCCTGTTCGGTCGAAAAGCAAAGCGAAGCCAGCGGCGGACGAAGAAGAAGAAGACGATGACGATGACGATTCGCCTCCGGCCAAGCCCAAGCCGTCTTCGAAGAGCAAGGCACCCGCGTTTGCTCGGGGTGACGAGGTCATCTACAAGCGGAAGGTCTGCACCATTTCGAAGATCAGTCCTGACGGCACCTCGCTGACGCTTTTGGATGAGGACGGTGAGCAGATCCGTGCGGTTGATCCGGCAGATTGCAAGCCGACCACAACCGACGCGGCTGATGATGATGACGAAGATGCCCCTCCCCCAGCGAAGTCGAAGTCCAAATCGGCGACGAAGGCCAAGACCAAGCCCGCGGATGACGACGACGACGACGATGAGGAATGGGATGGCGATTGGCCCGACGAGGATTGATTGAGGTTGATTGGGTTGGAAGAAGAACGCACCGGCGGTCGTGGGTCGTAGAGCGCATCGCGACTCTTGGCGCCACTGACCGCCGGTGCCTTTCCTTGTGAGGTGAGTCGATGCCGAAAAAGGCCGTGGCGAAGAAAACCAATGCTCTGAAGAAGGCGCTGGTGGAGGGGGATAAGTGGGAGCGTCGGTTTTTCGACAAGGCGTCGGCCGTCTCCACGGGATCGACCCTTCTCAATCTGGCGCTGACCGGGTATCCCGATCGCGGTGTGTACAAGGGACGCTACTACTGGTTTGTCGGTGACAGCACGAGCGGCAAGACGTTTTGGACGCTCACGCTTCTCGCTGAGGCTTCCATCAACCCCAACTTCAACGACTACGACCTCATCTTCGATAACGCTGAAGACGGGGCGTTGATGGACATCACTACCTACTTCGGACCGAAGTTGGCGAAACGTCTGAAGTCACCGAAGATCAAAGACGGGGTCCCGACAAACAGCGAGGATATCGAGGACTTCTACTTCACCATTGCCGAGCGTCTCGATGCGATCGAGGCGGGCAAGGCCAAGCCGTTCATCTGGGTCGTGGACTCGATGGATGCCCTCAGCAGCAAGTACGAGAAGAAGAAGTTTGACGAAGGCCGCAAGGCTCATCGGAGAGGCACCCAGGCCGCGGGTGATTACGGGGATGGAAAAGCCAAGATCAACTCGCGATGGATGCGCACGCTCGTGTCCAGAATCAGCAAGCTGGGGTGCATTCTCGTGGTGATCAGCCAGACACGTGACAACATCAAGCAAGGGCCAATGGATTTTGGTGATGATGTTGTCGTGAGCGGTGGCCGCGCGCTGAAGTTCTACGCGTGCTGCCAGATTTGGACATCCGTCGGAACCAATCTGAAAAAAGAGGTCAACGGTACGAAGCGATCCATTGGCGCAGTGGTCAAGGCGGCTACGAAAAAGAATCGACTCACTGGCAAGGCCTGGAGCGTAGACGTGCCGCTGTACTGGTCGCACGGTCTCGATGACATCGGATCGTGCGTGGACTTCTTGGTGGCTGAGAAGCGGTGGCCAGCAAACGACGGCACAATCAACGCGAAGGATTTTGACCTACCGCGAGTCCGCCGCGAGGTGCTCATCAGAACGATTGAGCGGGATGGCCTGGAGTTCGACTTGCGCCAGTTGGTGGCCGAGGTGTGGAAAGAGATCGAGACCGCGTGTTCTATCAAGCGTAAGAACCCGTACCAGGAAAGCGAATGAGCGTCACGTTGTTTCTGGACGGGAACTTTCTGGGCCACCGGGCTCGCCACACGACCGGTGGTTTGGAATTCGAAGGAATGCCTACGGGCGTTTGCTTTGCCTTCATTCGCGATCTGCACACGATGACGGAGCTGCACATCGCTGACCGGGTCGTGTTCGCATTCGACACGAGTTTCAGTCACCGCAAGCAGTTGAACGCTCACTACAAGAGTTCGCGCGTGCGCACCCCCGAGGAAGAGGAAGAGCTTCGCAAATTCCACGAGGAGATGAAGCGGCTTCGGACGGAAGTCCTTCCGTCGTTGGGCTATCAAAACATCTGGCGGCAACGCGGGTACGAGGCCGACGATCTCATCGCGGCTGCCTGCGAGTCACTCCGAGACGATGAGGACGCGGTGATCGTCACAGCCGACAATGATCTGTGGCAGTGCCTCCGGCCGAACGTGCGGTGGTGGAACCCTATCACGAAGCGTACGGTGACCTACGACAGCTTCCGCGAAACGTGGGGAATCCGTCCTGAGAAATGGGTCCGCGTGAAGGCCATCGCTGGTTGCAAGGGCGATGACGTGGTCGGTGTGGTAGGAGTCGGGGAGAAAACCGCGGTCAAATGGCTCAAGGGGGAGCTGAAGCCGGGCTCTGCAAAGTATCAAGCGATCGCCGCATCGTCTGCGTTGATCAAAAGCAACATGCCTTTGGTCAAGCTGCCGTTTGCCGGACTAGAGTTGCCGGATATCCTCGACGACCAGGTCACGGAAGGAAAGCGACTTCGCGTCATGGAGGAGCTTGGCATTCGACCAGCTCGCAAGACGCTCTCACAGAAGCGCAAGGGTTTCATCTGAGTCAGGGAGGACGCGATGAAGATTCTGGCACTCGATCCCGCGACCCGTTGCGGCTATTTCCATAGCGACGGGATCGGCGGCACCTGGGACTTGAGCGTGAAGCGCGACGAGTCCTCGGGAATGCGACTGATCCGCTTGCGAGGCAAGCTGAATGAGATCCGGGATACGCTCGGAGTCGATTTGGTCGTGTTCGAGTCCGCCCGCAATGCGAAATTTGCAGGCACCGTCCGCGTGCTCGGGGAGATCCTCGGGCTCGTGGCAGTGTGGTGCGCGGATAACGCTATCGAGCACCGCGGGTACTCGCCGATGGAAATCAAAAAATTCGCGACGGGCAAGGGCAACGCTTCGAAGGAGCAGATGGTCGACGCGTACGAGCGGATTGTGAAGCGGCCGGTAGAAGACTCGGAGAACGACATGGTCGATGCGTGGTGGCTTTTGCAGTTGGCAAAGAAAGAGTACGCGGCATGATCGAGCTGATACGCCTGGCGAATTTTCAGAGGCACTCGCGATTTGAGATGCCCCTGGACCCGAAGATCACGACCATCGCCGGGCCGTCCGATGTGGGCAAGTCGTCGATCCTGCGAGCCTTGCGATGGGTCGCGCTGAACAATCCCCAGGGAGACTCGTTCGTCCGTGAAGGGACGAAGGGCACCACGGTCCAGGTTCGCGTCGATGGGCACACCATCACTCGCAAGCGAGGTGGGTCGCTCAACACGTACGAGGTCGATGGGGTCGAGCTGAAGGCCTTTGGTACCGGGGTGCCCGATCGGGTGGCCGAAGTGCTTCGTGTGACGGAGACGAACTTCCAGGACCAGCACGACGCTGCCTACTGGCTGTCGCTGTCGTCGGGCGAGGTCTCCCGCCAGTTGAACGCTGTTGTGGACCTCGGGGTGATTGACACGGCGTTCAGCAACATCGGCACCAAGATCCGATCAATCCAGCAGCGAACGGCCTTGCTCCTGGAGCGTGTCAAGAAGGCCAAGGAGGCCCGGGAGGGGCTGGCCTGGGTCCCAGAGGCCTCAGAGGCCTACAGGGCCGTAGAGGCCGCCCAGGAGGCTGCCAGGGCCTCCCAGAAGCGTCGTGGCAGGCTGGAGGCTCACATAGGGGCCGTCCGGGGCCTTTTGAAGGGCATGGATCGCAAGAGAGCCCGCTACGAGGGGTTGTTGGCGGTGGGGCGCGCGTATCGGGCGGCTATGGACGCTCTGGGCAAGTCGGAGCTGTTGGCGAAGAAAATCGAGGCGGCCCGAAAAGCCAGAGCAGCGGCCCGACGGAAGGTCCCCGATACCGGACGGCTGGATGAGGCGATCGTGAAAGTTGTTCAAGCGAAGAAGAGGATCGGTGCCTTGAATACGCTTCTCGCCACGGCGCGTGACCGGGTCACAAAACTGGAAGAGCGGCGACGGTCGTATAACGAGATCGTCAAGAAAATCGAGGCGGTCGGGGTGGTGGTGTGCGAGACGTGTGGCCAACCTGTTGAGGGACTGTGACGATGCTGGATCATCAAAAGAGGGTCGAGAAGTTCATGCGGCTGGCGGGGCAACAGGTCCCGCTGTCACCAACCATGCCGGACGGACCTACCCGCCTGCTACGTGCCAAGCTGATTATGGAAGAGGCGATCGAGACGGTCCATGCTCTTGGCTTCGACTTCTACCTCATGGACCCTCTTGCGCCAGAGAACGCTGCAATGGCAGCAGATTCTGAAGCAGTTTTCATAGAGCGCGGTGAGCCCGACCTTGTGCAGATAGCTGACGGGTG